ACAATGCGTACAAAAAGTGGCGCAACTTCGTCAATTCCTGTACATAAACTGCCAAAATATAAAAATGTTCTTACAGGTAAAATAACTTTTGATCCTGTTATGTATGAAAAGACATTATGAATATAGAAAAAATTGAAAAATTACTTAGATTAGCTACTAAAAACCCAAATAAAAATGAGGCTATGGTTGCTGCAAGAAAATTTATAGAAGCTGTACAAAGAGAAAATATAAATGTACATCTATCTAAAGAACAAAAACCCGCAACAGAAATAGAAATAAAACAAGCTATAGATAATGCTTATAGAAAAGGTATAGCAGATGTAAAAAATCATTTTCAACAAGAATTAGATAGAAACTTAAATGCAAAATATAATGAAGGCTTTTTAGATGGTAAAAGAGAAGGTTATACTTATCAAGATGTACAAGATAGCTATAAAAAAGGGTATAAAGAAGGAAAAAAATCTAATTCTATTGAAGTAGCACAACCTTCAGAAATTACGAAAAAAGAAATATATGATTCTAAATTTATTAGTAATACAAGTACTTCAGGTGGTCATTTATATTTTAGGAATGGTACAAGTACAATAAGAATAGGTATATGAATGGATTCAAAAAATATTATTGTACAAGATCCCTTTGTTAAATTTTATCCTGAACCACATAAGTATTACGATTTAAAACGTAAATGCTATGTTGCAAGATCTGTTAGTGATGTTATTAAAACAACTGATTATGTTAGCAAAAATATGGAAAAAGCAGCAGAAAGAGGTACTAAAATACATGGTGCTGTCCAGATATGGTGCGAAACAGGTGATAAGGCACTAGCACTAGCGTATGCAAAAGATTATGCACATTGGTTGGAGCATCTTATAAATTACAGAATGTGGGAAACTTGGAAACCTATAGTAAATGAGCTAAGAATGATAGATAGAAAAAGGGATATAGCAGGTAGTTGTGATGTTGTTTTAGAGCATAAAGAAACTGGTATGCTTTGTCTTGCAGATTATAAAACACAAGAAAAATACAGCAAAAAGAACCATAGTTTACAGATGGGTGGTTATGTTAGTTTGCTTTATCAAAACTATCCTTCCATAACCTTATTTAGTTGCAGGGTAATTTATATAACACCTGATGGCATAAAAACACAAGAATATAATCCAAATGAATGTATGTATGACTATGAACAGGCCAGAAAGTTATATTTTAAAAATTGCAAATAACATAAAGTGGGGTATACTCTATACAGGTGCATCTATGTGCCAGATGGCTAGAGTTGTTACGCTTGGATAATGACCAAGTTAGCCAACCTCTCTCTGATGTGGACTTAACAGCTTAGGCAACTGTTAGGGAGCCCTTCTAGCCATGCCTACTTAATTTTATGTGTATGTTCTACATTAGGCGGTGTTATAAGCTCTACATCTGCACATATTCTAGCCATCTCTGTACCTTCTTTAAATCGTATACCTTGCTTAAGATTATCTATACATGTCTTTGCTCTACTCATCTCAAAGTTAAGACGCTTTGCAGCAAGTGAGGCTTCATATAATTCATTTTGTTTTTTCATAGCTTTTCTACATTCTTTTATAGCTGTTCTATCTAGTGGTATAGAAAAAGTAGCAGTTATACCGCCATTAATAGATACATTAGATTGTTTTTGTCCTGTTCTTACCTGTTCATGGTAAAGTATCTCACCTCTATAACCAGCATCTACATCACCATCACCTATAGCTTTATTATCGTCATCAAAGTTACCTTCTATATCACGCCTTGAATATACTGGTCTATCAAAATGCGATTCATAAGGTGTTGCAAAACCATATGTTGTAGAGACGAATGGAGAAATATTTAATGTTGCACCCTGACAGGTAATAGTATTCATTTGATACTGAAACTGCCTAGAAGGAACCACTTGCACCGCCTGGTTGACTACACTACCACTGGAATTTGAGGTAGTATTAACAGAATTAGCAAAAACAGGGTTATTAAGTAAAAGAAGTAAACATAAATATTTTTTCATTGACTAAAGGTGGATAGCGTATCAGTTACATTTTCTATTTGCGTAGTGCGCTGTATATGAGTGTAGTTTGTAATACCAGGCGTTTCTAAAGTCTCAAAATATTGAAAGCTCTGGCCTTCATTTACGATAGAGAACGTAGGCTTATTATCTAAATTAGGGGAAACATATGTTGTGCCAACACCTTGTACAGTTGTATCTAATTTTGTCCAACCAGCAGGGGCTAAATTACCAGTAGAACTTTTTACATTCTCACCACCTATTGTTAACTGGTATCCATTGCGTATATCAAAACTTTTTATGTCCTCTACTGTTGTACTTTTAGTTTCGCTACGCTGAGTTAATACTCCCTGTTGAAAATTAGGGATAACATTTTGAGCATATACAGGTACGCTAAAAAAACTTAGCAGCAATATAAACCTATACATAGCTGTTGCTATTCAACTATTAATGTAGAGGTCACCTGTCCAAGTGCTTCAGTATTATGGCCGCCTGCTGTTAGTGTTATTGCCCCCGCTGAAGTTATTGTACCTGCTAAATTACCTGCTGTACCACCTGCAATACTAGTTACATCTGAATAATTAGGACTTTCGCCTGTAGTGACAGCACTCCCAGATATTGGATCCGCTTGGGTGAATGACTGACTAAATGAAAAGCTGTTGGCTGGTACGTCCTGTGTGACAGTCAGATCGGGAGCCGTTCCAATTCCCGAACTTATAACAAGAGATCCAACACCATTAGCAACAGCATTACCACCTGCTGTATAGGTTGTATCAACGCCTGTACCGCTAACAGAATAGCTTGAGCCTATACGATTAGCAGATGTAGAAGCACCTCCTACTGTAAGTTTTGTTGAGCTTGTAATGCTGTGGCTTAAATCTGCTAAAACAGGTGTAGAGGCTGTTAAAAGCAGTAAAGCAAATAAATTTTTCATAAATTACTATTTAGTAACCTTATTATCCTCTAATTTAGCGTTATTACTGTTATTCTTGCCACTTTTCTTTTGACCAACAGAAATCCCATAAGATCCTAAACACCCTGAAACTAGGCCAGCAGTGAAGGCTCCATCTATTCTTACCTTACCCATATACCCCAAAGTCATCATTGATAAACTCCAACAAAGAATAATAAACCTAATTATATGACCAAATATTTCACCCCATTCAATCCCTTCTTTTTCTTTTTCTTCCATAGTTAACTACTTGGGTTATTATAAATATAGACATAAACTAAAGATAATGGTGGAAGTTATAGCTGCTACAGGTGGTGCATTGCTTACGGCTTGTTTTGTATCAGTCGGTTCTATATCTTATAGAGGTAGACAGTCTAGAGATGACTTAGTAAGAAATACAACAGCTATAGAATTATTAACAGATAAAATTGACGATATGCAAGACAATATGAAAGAAATTTTTCATAGGCTCAAGGAAGTAGAACTTGCCGTTGCAGAAATTAAACCCAGAAGGTAAAAAAGGCTGTCTAGCTTTGCGATGGGGATTAAACAGCCTTATAGATGACCAATTTAAATTTAACGTCTATAGTATGTTTGTAAAGCAACACAATGTTATGTACAAAATACTAAAGCCTATACTGCTACGCTTTCTTACTTCTACAGCCTGTAAAAGGTTAATTGTAGATTTACTAAGGTCAATATGTAAGCAAACTACGAATACGCTTGATGATAAGGCTGTAGATATGTTAGAACAGCAGTTATTTCCTAAATTAAATTAAAGAATAAAAAACCCCTTAGTAGGGGCTGTATGTATTTAGCTTTTTTTGTTAGTTGCAAATTTCTTGTAGTTTTCTGTTTGCATTTTTAACACATTCTGTACCGAAGAAGTTATAGCTTTCATCAGTTGCAGGTACATAAAGATTAACTTTAGACCAGCTTTTGTTGTTGTATCTACCTAAATGATGAAAGAAAAATACTTTTTGTGATCCGTTTACTTCGTAGTGCTTGTTTTGTGAATCTTTGAAGATTAATGTTTTTGTCATTTGGATTACCTCTCGGTTGTGTATATATATAGTATATAACTAGGGTATACCCCTATGAAGGTTATGTTACAAACTTGTAATAATTAGTCAGGAGATAGATCAAGTCCAACACTTGCCCTGTCTTTCCTATAAATTGCAATAGGTGTTTTATAACTTTCAAGTTAGGGTATCTCACAAACCTAACTATCAGGCTTCCCGACTATTACTATTTCATATATTTAATGTTGATTGATTATAAGTTTCTTGTTTTTTTGGTAAAGACCAAAGATGCTCTTGTTTACCATATATGCCTTTAATTTTATTATTAGTTTTTAACAGCTTCCCTTCATTACTAAGGTTAGTCATAGCTCTTCTAATAGAAGTTAAAGGACATTTAAGATTAGTCATATTTAGTACCATTGAAGGACTAAAACATAAGTTTGTGTATTTACTTTCATAGTAATAAATACATTTCATTATTTTTTCCTCTTGGCTTTTAGCTTTTGCTATTGATACAGCTAATTCACTAGGCTGTTCATTAATTGTGTTATAAAAAGTCATTTGTTTACCTCCTTAGAATACTTACCTTTTTCTATTAGCCAATCATATTTTTCAATAGATTTTTTGCAGTTTTGACATTGTAAAGCTGACCATGAAAGATGATAAACCCTGCCTATGTTTTTGCAGTTAGGGCATTGTATTTTTGCCCCTGAATAGCGTTTACACCTAGAAAAACGTGTAATAGGTACGAATGTAGTCATTTGTTTACCTCCTTATATCTTTTATCACCTCTTTCTTTTATTAACAAATTTTTTTCTTCTTTCGATATACCCTCGTC